GGATGTAGAGATTACCCATTGACCCGGGAGTTTGAGCTGACCAAACAGAGGAGGCCACGTCGCGGCCCACCTCATCGTCGTCATAAATGACACGGCGGCGGACTGAGGTCCACTGCTTGACGTCACGGAGCGCGCCCCGTTCCATGCCCGGATTGATGATGCGACGCCGGTCGGAAACGACCTTGACCTTGTTGCGGTCAATTTTAGCGTCAAAGAGAGTCCGATTCTGATAATCGACATCGAGAGTGCCCTCGAAGAGCTCCTCGACAAGCTCGGGATGAGTGAGGGGGCCGAATTGCTCGGACCGCCGGAACCGTGTGCCGTCGGAGTTCGCGACCGACTCCGCGAAGAGGTAACGATTGTAAGACCAAAAGACAACACGACGCCAAATGAAGGGCGTATTCGCGTACATGTACAAGGATTCCTTGACACCAACGAAGAAGACCGTGCTTTGATTGCGATCGGCAGGACTGTTCTCCACCTCCTCGTAATCTCGGGTAGCGGGGGCCCACAAATTCATGACCAGATTATCGCCAGTGACAGCGATCGCAGAGACATCGCTGGTATCGCCGGCGGAATTCGCTGCAAGCATCGTGTCCCGCTTCTTGACTTGGCTGATCGCCATTACTCGGCGCTTGAACTTTCGGCCAGTGCGCACGTACGACCTTCGCGAGGGTCGAGTCCGACGGGTTCCGTAGGTCCGGCGAGATCTTCGATACGTCCGTTTTCGGTAGGGCCTGCGGCGCGTCCGGTACCCATTGCTTCGTCTGTACGCCATAATTTTCACAATGCGGGCACCAAACAGGGAACTGCGATTTGCCTAGGCAGACTTCGCAGGGTTTGAGGCGAAGGAAATCGTTGCGGGGCCACAATTGACGATCGCCCATAGCGGTGTGTGTGGGATAGATGAAAGTGGGGCGCGACGCGCGTCTTATGAGTCACGCCAAGTCTAGGCAACAACAAGCTCGGACCACACCACCCACACCAGTGAAGTATAAGGGAAGACAGAATCTTAGCACTTCGTGGTGTCTTCCCTTTTTCAACATGTCACTGTTCGTTTCACGTGCCCAATCACCTGAATATCCTTGGTCACCTACTCCAAATGCCTCTCCCGATCTGGTCGAGGACTCTATCTCACTCGGAGTCGAAGATACGCCGAGAGCAACACCGCAGCCTGTGCAACGCTTTCGCTTCCGCAACCGATACTGTATCCTCACATACAGTCAAACAGATGGAGGATTCGATCCTAAGGGCATTGTGGACAACATTCACGCTGACGGCGGTCTGTGCGTCATCGGCCGAGAGCGGCATGCTGATGGCGGAACTCATTTCCATGCTTTCGTCGACTATGTCCGGATTCGTGATTGGACAGGATCGTCTCGATGGGATGTGGGAGGACACCATCCGAATTGCAACCCGGTATCAAGAACTCCGCACCGAGCTTTCTCCTACGCTATCAAGGATGGAGACGTGGTTCACGATGACTTCGATGAGTCAACGCGTCCAAAGGGACCAATCGGAGATCGCCGACGGGGCAACGGAGCTTCTAAGCGGAATTTCGCTGAGATTACGGATGCTGTGGACAAAGAGGACTTTTTTGCTAAAATGCAAAAACTTGATCCGAGAGCTTTGGTATGTGCGTTTGGAAATGTCACAAAATTTGCCGATTGGAAATTTCCGGATCCACGAAGACCCCACGAACAACCTAGTGGAGTCTGCATTTCCATCCTCGCCCCCACCTTGGTACGAGGATTCGGGGAACGACTGGGAAAACCCGGTAGGTGAGATACCCCCAGCCCCCCACCGGCGCATCCCTTCCTCCGCTCCGCTCCGGAGGGAACCCAAGCGCGTCACGTTTCTGAAAGTGGCTACGCGGGGCATTTGGGCGGAGCTGACTGGTGCAGGCCGCGGAGTTTAGTTTTGTGGGGGCCGACGAGAATGGGGAAAACCCTGTGGGCCCGATCGATTGGTGATCACGCATATTTCCACAGTCTATTCAACATGGACAACATCGCCAAGGAAGTTGAGTATGCCGTGTTCGACGACATTCAAGGTGGATTTCAATTTGTCAACTACAAAGCTTGGATTGGTGCACAGGGGCATTTCACAGTTACTGGAAAGTACAAGCGTCACGTCGAGGTGGACTGGGGCAAGCCCGTAATTTGGTTGATGAACACAGACCCGCGCCTTGCGCCGGGAGTGGACGTGGATTGGCTCGAAGGAAACGCGGACATTCTGTACATAGGCGAGCCTCTCGCATGGATCTCATGAATTCTCCCTCCAGTAAACTGTCGTGCTGTTGTAACGAAAACTGCCGGCCTCTTCGCCTGCAGCAGAACCAATGCCAACAGAGAAAAGATCAAGGATGTAGAGATTACCCATTGACCCGGGAGTTTGAGCTGACCAAACAGAGGAGGCCACGTCGCGGCCCACCTCATCGTCGTCATAAATGACACGGCGGCGGACTGAGGTCCACTGCTTGAC